CAGCTATCCTGAATGGCCTGCATCCGAAAGCCGATGCCAATAATGTCGTAACAAACGAATTTGACTTTCAGGGCGCGGCAGCACTCACGTATTCGTAAATTTTTTTCAGGTGGGGCGTCTGTGAAGAAAATTTTTGGCTACAATAAGCGGCTGGAAAGCAGATGTATGGGTGGCAGCAGCACCGTCTCTCGCGTTGTCTGTGCCTGAACCGTGTACGGCTTTGCCTGGCCCGCCGACGCTGACCAGTTATCAGGCATCCATACATCGGTTCTTTGATAAGATGACCGCGTTTGTCGTGCAATGTAGCGGCGATGGTGTCACGTGGAATGTGGTGACTGACTACCAGATGTTTTGGTCAAGTGGCATTATCCAGTTCAATACCGCGAGAGTTGTTGGGCTGAACGATCAGGTGAGGATTAATAGCGGAAATTATTTTAATACCTCACGCCTGGGTGATTGTGATACCTGGGAACTGACGATCTCAAGCGGCACGGTGGATACGACCAGCTTTCAGAACCAGTGGAAAGTATTCACGCCTGTCGATAAGACAGCGACAGGAAAATTAACTGGGTTTATGGTCGATAATTTTTTTGAGTTGCAATTAGCAAGTATCATGGCCTTTGACCTGTACACTGACTATACGGCTAATCAAGGACGCTGGTCATGCTTTGGGGTTATCACTGGGGTTGCTCCAAAGTCGAGTTCTACCAGTGTCGTGACGCAGGATATAGATTTCACAGCCTCAGATGAGGTGCATTATTATGCGAGTTTCTAGCGGGTGGGACACCGAAATAGGCATCGCATTAAGATGACGCGAACTGAGTTCGACCAGGACAATCAACAAGATATGGTGCTTGAAGAATTAGGCACCGAAGAGGCAGTAGTTGAAGATGCCCAGCCTGTGCAGTGGGAAGAGTACGCTGAAGCTGAGGACATGCGGCAGGCTATCTTTACGGTACAGGATATTCCTGAGCAGTTTATAGATGTACCTGAATGGAAGATGCGTATTTTAGTCCGTGGCATGACGGCCAAGCAGCGTAGTATGGTGCTGCAAAATTCTATTGGTAAGGGCGGGGTTCCTGACCTGGTGAAGCTCTATCCTGATTTCGTGATTATGTCCTGTTATCATCCGAAGACTCGCAAACTTATTTTTAAGCCAGCCGATAGGGATATGCTGAATGAAAAAGCAGGCGGGGTCATCGAACGCATTGCGATGACGGCTGCCAGGCTGTCTGGTATAGATCAAAAAGCGCAGGCAGACATTAAAAAAAATTTACAGATGAGCGATCTGAACGGCTCTGGTACTTTATAATCGCATCCGAGCTAAAGATGACGGTACGTGAAATGCTGTCCAAGATGAGTAGCTATGAGCTTACAGAATGGATGGCATTTTTAGCATATCGCGCAGAAAAAGAAGAAGAGGTTATTCAGAAAGCCAGGGAAGGTCATCGCTAAGTGGTGCATAAAATGGGTATTTATTCCTATATGTTTATAGTAGGGGTATATCTTGGCTGACACATTATACGAAGCAATGGTGATGCTGGGGGCTGATGTCACTGACTTAACGAATGGGATAAGCCAGGCGATTGATGCTGTCAATAATCTGACAAACCAGCTTCAGACCTCTGCTGATGCGATGAATACGGCTGCTGGTGGAGATGACGAACTCAATAATTCTATGAGTGAGAGTGTGGCGGTTGGTGCGATCATGGCCGAGACGATTTTGACTATTGGTGAGCATCTGCTAGACCTGGGTAAAGACGCTATTGACGCTGCCAGCAATATGCAGCAGATGACCGATAATATGGATGTCTTTACAGGCAATGCACAGACCACGCAGGAAAATATTAGTAACCTTAAAGAAACGTTTGGCTCCACAGGCTGGGATATCGGTGGGTTGGCAAATACCGAAGATAAAATGTTGGCGATGGGCTATAGCTCAGAACAAGCTCGCAAGACGATTGATGCTGTAGGTGCGGCTGTCTTTACGCTGGGTGGCTCGTCCAGTAATGTTGGTGCTATCGTTAACCAGTTAGACCGTATGAAGGAGTCGGGGCAAGTTTCAGTGGGCAATATGAATATGCTGGTGCGTCAGGGTATTCCAGCCTGGGACATTTTAGCGAATAAGCTGGGCGTAACCGTGCCACAAGCAATGGACATGGTGAAGCATCATACCGTTGATGCCAGTAAGGTTGTTGATGATCTGGTTGCTGGGATGAACGATAAATTTGGCCCCAGACTGGCGAAGAACGCTGAAACATTTTCAGGGGCTATGAATGAGGCCAAAGAAAAATTTGAAAATTTATTGAAGTCTGCTGCCTCGCCATTGCTACCCGCCCTGGCCGATCTGTTCAAGCAATTAGTGACTGTGATGGAAAGCCCTGGGGTACAGGCATTTGTCAAGGCCATTGGTGAGGATTTAGTAGTGGCCTTAAAAGTGTTGACGCCTGTGCTGGGCGTGGTGTTCGGCATCCTGGGATTTTTGCTGGGTCTGTTTGCGCAGCTACCTGGGCCAGTGCAGCAAGTCATCGCGGGCATCATTATGCTCACAGCAGTATGGGCGGCGTGGCAGGCACTCATGAAAATAGAGATGTTTGCCAAACTTGCTGAAGGAATAATGGGCTTAATTGAGCCTATCACTGGTTGGATAGCGGAGACGTGGGCGCAAGTGACTGCTAATCTCGCGTTGGATGCATCTATGCTACCTGTGATTGCCGTGATTTTAATTGTGATTGCTGTGGTTGGACTGGTGATTTTAATCGTCACGCACTGGGGTCAGATATCGGCCTGGCTGATCGACCAGTGGAAGAAGGTGCAAGCCTGGTGGGGTGATTTTGTGAAGTGGCTAACCGATACTTAGCATAGCTTTGTGTCATGGTTTAATTCTAAAGTCAATGATCTGGCAAATTTTTTCATTGAAAAATGGAATGATATAAAAAATTTCGCTACCAATGTCTGGAATTTTCTGCGCGATCATGCCAAAGAAATTTTTCTGGCAATCGCCACTGTCATATTTGGCCCGACCGTCTTAATCGTGGCGTTTATTATCTCGCACTGGACGCAGATCAAGGATTTTCTAACCACGATCTGGAACGACATCCAACGTGTATTTGCTATCGCAGCTAATCTGATACGCGATATTGTGAATAACTGGCTGCTGTTAGTGCATGGGCTAATCACAGGCAATATGTACGCAATCGAAGCATTTTTCCGCTCTGTGTGGGACTCAATCATGGGCGCATTGCGAGCATTTGCTAATATGTTTCCTGAGCCAATTCGTACCGCTCTGAATAATATTATCTCGTTTATACGTGGGATAGGTAACTCAATAATTGATGCTATGACCGCTCCGTTTCAGGCAGCAAGCAATATTATTCATAGCATTATTGGCGGGATACAGGGTGCTATAGGTGGGTTGCAGGGTGCTGTCTCTGGTATTCAGGGCGCAATGTCTAATGTTGGCAATGCTGCTCACGCCTTGCATGTACCTGGGTTCGCAGGTGGGGTTATTAATTATGGTGGTGGATTAGCAATGGTGGGTGAAAGTGGCCCAGAACTCTTGTTCTTGCCCAGTGGGAGTTCGGTTTTAAGTTCGTCGAGTACCGCAGCCCTGACATCTGGCCGTGGGTCAGCATTTAATCCGACTGGTATGGGCGGGCAAACCATTGTCCTACAAGTTGATGGCCGTGATATTGCCAAAGCACTCGGCAGTCATATGGCCTCTGAAATCAGACTTCAGCTAGGTGTGAGATAATGCCAATTAAAACAGCACCAGAGGTTCAGTTAGCTCCAACGCCATACACAACCTCGTATTATGCGCAAGACGATTTTTTTCGCACGCCTGATATCTCGAATGGGTGGGGGACAGCCCCGATTGGCGGGTCATGGTATGTGGGATTTGGCGTCAATACACCGTCAGTGGTGGGGAATTATGCGAAGCAGTCATGTGGTTCAGGTGGTGGCAATCCAACGGTGATGTTATTAAATGGGTTCACGGTGAGAGATATCGAACTCTTTACAGTGCTGCGTGCAGATGTCTCAAACGAAGGTGGTATGGGGTTGACGGCGCGTCTCCAAGACGTAAATAATTATTTTCAGTGTTATTTTTCGCCGTCGTGGACGAACTACATGCTGCTGTACGGGTCATTCACGAATTCGAATAATGATTGGTATATTCAAGTACCGATTGGCTTTACACTGCCTACGAACCAGTGGGTATCGTTGCGTTGGCGTATGATTGGCACAAAGCATTATGTGAAAGCCTGGATTGGGTATGGGAGTGGTGAGCCTGTTGCATGGTCTGGTGTCTATGACCTGGCAACACTTGGGTATCAGGACATTAATGCTGCTGGACGGATGGGGCTGCTGGGCAATCCGCCGATTAATGGGAGCGTTACGTATGACCGTTTCTATGGAACGCAGCCCGTTACAACGCTTAATGCTGCTGGGCGTATGCGGGTGCGGCCAGGCACGAAGATACACCGTAATTCGACGGGACGCCTGTATGTGCAGAACGTAGCAGCGCATCAGCGCACGCGCAATGGTATGGGACGGATGCCGTTTGGGGATTTTCCTAGACCAGCGACCAGTGGGTTATGGGTTGTCTGTGGGAGTACGGTTGTACCTATTTCGTTGGATAGTATTTCAACAGATGAGCAGTCGGGGCAACGCTGTACAGCGACGTTTACCGTACCAGATAACGTGGTGTATCTACTCCAAGAGGATGAAGAGGTACAGATATGGGCTGATGGAGTGCTAAAATTTTCTGGCTTTATTGAGAGCATTGACATGAACAGGCTCATGCCTTCAGTCACGCGCTTACATACAATCACGTGTAAGGATTGGCGGTATGTTGCCGATAAGCGTATCTTTACAAGCAAAAATTTTTCAGGGGTACAGGCAGGGGATGCAGCAGATTTTATTTTGACGAATTATCTGGTGCCTGAAGGGGTCACTGGTTCGTACTCGTCAGATCATGCATATGACCAGCCCAGTTTTTCTAACGCTGTTATGAACAATGTTGATGCGTCAAGTGGGACGTTACAGTTAGCTCTCGCTGGGGTTGAAAAAGATGTCGTTGAAAATTCAGCAAACCAGTGGGGTACAGGCACCAGTACGAACTTGATAACGAACCAGCCACGGTTAACACTCAATCAATATGGTGCGCTCAAGTTTACAGGCCAGTGCCAGTTAGCAGCCACAGCGCATCTGTACGCCTACTGGAAATTCCAAGCTGCAAATTCAGCAACATTGGCTTCTGGTGATTATATTGAATATTCGATCTGGATTAGCAGCACCAGCGCAAAGATCATGGGGTGTGTGGATTTTCAGGCATACCCGTCCTGGTACATGTTTTCAAGTAGTGCTGCTGGTGGCTATACAGCCCTAGATCAGAATGGTATCGGAGTTGGCCCGAATGTCGATCTCACAGGCTTTGCGAATGACCAGTGGTACTA